AGAGAAGGGCGACGGTTCCATAGAGCATTACGTTGTTCATGAGTTCCTCGTGCTCTTTCTGCTCTTGGAGCTTTATCGCTTTCTGCGCTTTCTTGATGCGCGTGGTCTCTTTCAGAATTTGATCCCATGAAGCCAGACCGTATTCCGCGATGAAGGTGTTCTTCACCTCCTGCATCATCTTATCAGCTTCGGCCTTTGCCATAAAGGCATCTATGGCGATCTGTTCCGCCGACTTTTCACCGAACAGGCCCGGCCTTGGCGGTTCGGCGGCGATCCGCGTGAGGTGGCCGACGCTATCAAAAAGCGACGAGACGTTCTCATACATTTCCTGCATCTCTTTGCCGACCGAGATACCGGCCTTGATGGCCTCGTAGCTGGCCTTGGCAAGAGCGAGGATTGTAAGAGGGTCCATTATTTATCCAGTTTTCCGTCGAGCTTGTCGTAGATCCGCTGGATCATGTGTTCGATGTGGTCCATGCGTTTGTCGAGGTCGTCCTTCAAAACGTAAGTTCTGGGCAGGTCGGCCTCGATCCTATGCAAGTCGTCTTTCAGTTTTTGGACAGCGCCCCAAAGTTGGCGGGCAAACCAGCCAATCGTGGCGAGAACGGCGCTAAGAGCCAAATTGACGACTGATTGATCCATAGCGCCGCGATTCCTTACTGGGCCGGGGGCTCAGCGTCTTCAGGCGTCGGAGCGGTTTCGGCGGGCGGCACTTCGACAGGTGCCGGTGCAGGAGCCAGCTGGGCCATAGCGCTGGTCTTGATCTTGGTGATCAAGTCGGCGACCTCTTCGAAAGGCCGCTTGGCGAGGGCCTGAAGAATGGCGTTGATTTCTTCTATGCTATGCGAAAGGTTGATCATCATAAGCTCCTTCTCTCTTCTGCCCCAATGATAGCCGTGGAGGTTTCCCGGCCTATCGTCAACTTGCCAATCATGAATCGGCCTTTTTATTCCAAGAAATAGTTGTCTCATCCCAAACGTAATATCCGCCATCGATTGGATATGGGACAGGCGACTCCCACTGGCATGTTGAAGAGTTCAACAGCCACGATGGGAACGGTTGCGGCGCGATGAACGCATCCAGAGCCGCATCATAGGTAAAGCCGATACCCGCATAGTTTTTGCGGAAGTTGGAGTTGTAGCTAGTCTGCTTCCAGTTGGTCCCAGACCCAAAAAGAGACTCGCAAAAAGCAACGCCCAGAGACTCACTCTCCGGGAATGGCAAATTATTCAACGTCTCGTTGCTGACAACGATGACCTGAAGGACGGTCGATGTGCCGTCAATAAGCGCAAAGTGTGCCATTAGAAAGTTATACTCCCACTGCCTGTAAATGTATATATTTTGTAACCACCAGTATTTGTATAGGTGGGAGTGCCCGTGGTGGTTGCCGCATCTGGATATGTGTTTGGATAGCGCAAGATGACAACACCAGAGCCGCCACTACCACCACTAGCAAGCCCTCCATTAGCACCAGACCCACCGTTTCCTGTATTCGCGGTGCCAGAAGGGCCAGCCGTCGATAACCCGTTGATCGCCCCAGCGCCACCCTGTGCATAGGTCACGGCTGAACCGCTGATAGCATTAGAGACACCAGCACCATAACCAGTGGGTGTACCACTCGTGCTTGCAGTTGTTGCCGTAGTACCAGCACTACCGGCACCGCCGCCGCCGCCAGAGCTTGTACCAGAAGAATTTCCTCCGGGGTAACCAAGCCCACTACCAGAAACACTTCCCCCAAGACCGCCAGAGTAACCGCCGCCACCACCGGATGCTCCGCTTGTTCCGTTAGCACCACTAGTTGAGCCCGTTACGCCGCCATGCCCACCACCTGAAGCTATAAGTGAAGAGAAACTGCTATCGCTGCCTGTAGATGCCGTAGTTCCTGGATAGATTCCACCTACACCCCCCGACCCAATGACGACTGTATATTGAACGCCTGCTGAGACCGAATATGCAGATGCGTATAAGAGACCACCGGCTCCGCCACCACCGCCGCCACCGTTGCCCCAAGCACCGCCACCGCCACCAGCAACAACGAGGTAATCAACTGTTGGCGTTGCGGAGATAGCTGCAACAGCACCTAGAAGAAGATTGTATATAGACATTATGTCAGCCCCCCGCCAGTGATGACAAAGGTGTTGGTGCCCACGCAGAACACGGTGCAGAGCCCGCGCTGCGCCAGCGTGCGGTTGCCGGTCGTCGCCGTGCCCACCAAATACATCGTGACCGACGTGCCCTGCGTGATGGTCTGGTTGGACGAGCTGTCATTGTAAATCGTCACAGACTGACCAGTAGTAAAGATGCCAGATGGCACTGTCACGCCGCCCGTAGTGATGTCGATGTATTTCCCGCTGTCGGTCGCCACGAGCGTGTAGGCAGTCGTTTGGCTGTTGACAGGGACATTCCTGACGTTTCCGATGCTGTCAGAAATTGTGGAACTAGCTGAGATAGCTGCCGCATTCAACGTGCCAGTGAATGTAGGCGAAGCTGATAGGACAACACTCCCTGATCCGGTGCTGGTTGTGGCACCAGTTCCGCCATTGGTCACGGCAAGCACGCCAGACGAGCTGACGCCTTCCGCCAAGATAGATAGGTTGCGCGATATGGTCATCTGTTCGTCCTCAATGGCAAGCTACTACACCGCCGGGCTTTTCTCCATACCTGTTCAGAACAACAGGAACATGCCACTGGTTGAAGGTGTGTAAGTGATAACAATCACCCCCTGTCCGCCAATTTTACCGGGAGTGCTTGGATAAGTCGTGTAATTGCCAGCGCCACCGGCGCCGCCGCCGTAGGCTGTCCCTGCCGTAGCTTGAATTTGCGCACCATTTTGTGTTGAAGCACCGCCTGAACCGCCAGCACTGCCAACCGATCCCGGAAGATCTGTACTCATCACGCCGGAACCACCAGCGCCAATGTGTCCACCCGCGCCGCCTGATCCGCCAGAGGTGCCTGTTCCGGCTGTACCACCAGCGGAACCAGAACCAGCTCCACCATTGCCGCCGCCGCCATTGCCGCCGCCGCCGCCAGCGCCAACGCCATAAGATGCGGCACCAGCCGCGCCATTGCCGCCCGCGCCGCCAGCTCCATTAGGACCGGCTGCGCCGCCGCCGCCACCGCCGCCTGATGATCCGGGAGTGGACGAAACTAGTGCCGCTCCTTTGCCACCGGCACCGCCATTATAAGTAGAGCCTGTGCCGCCAGCACCGCCTGCCGCAGGAGAAGAGCTTGGAGCTGCGCCGCCACCGCCACCACCTGCGCTATATGCGCCAAAAGAGGTTGTTCCTCCAGATCCGCCAGCCGTCGTGCTGGACCCCGCTGTTCCCCCAGCGCCAATAGCAATGGTGATGCTGTTTCCGGCGGTTGCTGAATAGTTAGCGATGGTTGTGTATCCACCACCACCTCCACCAGCACCGGAATAAGTGTGCGCGCCAGCAAGGAAATTTCCTCCGCTGCTGCCGCCGCCGCCGCCAATTAGATAAATGTTGTTGCTGGAAGAGTTCCAATCAGAAGGAACTGTCCAAGAAGTTCCGCTCGTCAGAACAATGGTTTGCAGCGTCATGGGTGCACCATTTCATTAGGAGGCGGATTGAACTGCGTGCCATCCCACGTCCAGCCAATGTCGCATGGCTGGTCGTCCGCTATGGCGATCAGCTGCGTCCCTTCGGGCGCAGGATCGACGTTTGGATCGGCCACGATGATGTTCGTCACCAAGCCGTTCGACAGTTCACAAACCGCACAGCGCATAGGTCACCTTTATGCAGTGGCGATGCAACGCCATTTTGATGTCTGGCCGTTGTACTGGAACCCGACGGTCACCGGCAAGGTCGTCGAGCCATTCGATGTCGTCGGCACGGAAGCAGTGCTGTTTTCAGTGTTGGTCCAACCGATGGTCTGTGTCGCCGCGCTGAAGTCGTAAATGCGCACCATCGACATTTGACCATCAACCGCGCCGGTTACCGCCATCGTGATCGCCATAGTGGCGGCGGAGCTATTGGTGAAATTATTCACCTTGCTCGTGATCGGCACCGTGCCCGCATTAGAGGTGACCGTGACCGCGACAGCGTTGTTGATGAACTGCGCGGCGGTGTTGTTGGCGGAGAGCGTCAAGGTGCTGGAGCCGTTATTGACGCCCGTGCCGCCGTTCGCTGAAGGAAGAACTGACGTGCCTTGCACCGTGGTCGAGTTCACCCAAGTTGCGATCTGCCCGCTGGTGGGCGATCCGCTGACCGCCACGCCGCTGACAATCGACACGTACAACGCGATAACTTCAACGATGTCGCCAGAAGACGCGGCCACCGACAGAACGATAGATGTGCCAGACGTGGCTGTGTAGTCCGTCGCATTTAGCAATACGCCATTCAAATAGACCTGAACGTAACCAACGGTGTAGGAAACGGTGAATGTCGTCTGCCCGCCGGTGGCGGTAAAGCTCGTGCGCGTATAGGTGCCGCCACCGCCACCAGAAACAGTCGCCCACGTTCCGTCGCCGCGCAGATAGGTCGTGCTGGACGGCGTTCCGGTGACTGGGTTTGCGCCCAGTGCCGAGACCGAACTGATCAGGTATCCGCTGGTTGGCAACGTCAATGCGGTCGTGCCGCTGAGCGTGAGGGTCGTGCCGTAAGCCCCGCTGATCGTCAGTGTGCTGGCGGCGTTGTTCGCCACGCCGGTGCCGCCGTAAGCCGGGCCTACAACCGCACCATTCCAAGTCCCATTTGTATACGAACCTGCCCAGCTCAATGTATTCGTGGACCAGCTCGCATTGGACGGCGCTTGATTATGCGTGTCCCACGATCCCGCTGCGGGCGAGTTTACCAAAAGAATAACTTCAGCAAACGCCCCTGACTGCAATGTCAGCAACGTAGTGCCGGAATTATTTTTAACAACAATCGTTCCAGAAGTCTGATTATTGT